TATCCGGAGTTATTGCGGCAACCAATATGAAGGCTAAGCTGAGGGGAGTTCGTGATGATAATGGCCAGCCTATTTTCAAGAAGGACATGCAGGGATCCACGCAGTACGCTCTTGATGGCGCTCAGATGTATTTTCCGGACAACGGCTCATTTAACAATACTATTGCTCAGATGGTTGTTGGAGACTTTGCCAAAGCCGTATATGCAATTCGCCAGGATATTACGGTTAAAATTCTGACAGAAGGTGTTATTCAGGATCCTGCTACAAAGGAAATTGTCTACAACCTTGCGCAACAGGATATGATAGCTCTTCGTGTAGTATTCCGTATGGGTTGGGCACTGCCTAATCCGGCAACCCGCATTGACGAGGATAGAGTTGGTTGTCCATTTGCTTATCTTGAGCCTGCAACAGCTGTTACTACTCAAACAGTTACATTTACAGTTAAGGATAATGCCGAGACACCGATTGCAATTGCAGGAGCTCGAGTAAATGTCAATGGATCTAACATCCAGACAGATGCATCTGGTCAGGCTGTATTTAACCTCAGAGCTGGCACATATCCGTATGCGGTAACTCTTAAGGATTACACCAAGGTAACCGGTACTGTAACCGTTGCATCCGTAGCAGTAGCGCAGGCTGTAACACTGATTAAACAGTAATCCGACAGGAGGCGGTGTCCATGACGAATTATGCAGATAGTGTATATTATACCAATACATACAAAGGGGCTGTTATTGACACTGCCTCTTTTGATTTGTACGCCCGAAAGGCCACACAGATCATCAAACGGTACACTTTTAACCGAGTTGCTGAAAACAGTATCCCGGATGACGTAAAGATGTGTTGCTGTGAGCTTGCCGAGACCATCTATAAGCATGAAAAGACCGAGGACAATGGAAATATTGCGTCTGAAAAAGTAGGCGAGTACAGCGTGTCATACGTGGATAAGGAAAAGGCTGAGCAGATGTTTGAAGGCAAGTGTTACAAGATAATAACCCAGTGGCTTGCTATGACTGGCCTGCTGTATCGGGGGTGCCGCTGATGCATACCAATGCAGATATTACGCTCTACTCCTGGCAGACCGGGGATAAGTATATCAGATCTGTCATTAAAGATGTCTTATGGATGGAAGTTAAGCAGTCCAATATTGAAAAAACCGGATTGACTTCGGCTGATTCAGTTAAAATATTCATTCCTGGAAGTAGTCTTCCTGAAGGCGGTCTTAAATTTACTACCAGTAAGGATATGGTCATCAAGGGCATTGTTACCACGGAGATAGATAACGCTTCTCAGGCCACTACAACAAATAGCGTTAAGGCTCTTAAGGCTGCCAATGATGTTTACTGTGTATCTGCAGCCGATGGTAAGTTTTATGGCAGCCACGGAATGCAGCATTACCAGCTGTCGTGTAAGTAGGTGATTGGCATGGAATTTAACGGACATCTTGATATGAAGGCTACGGACATAATATTAAAAAATTACGGTTTACAGGATTACGGCCCGGTTCAGAAATTTGTTGATCAGGAATGTATTAGACTAACAGCTCTATATACGCCATACCTTAACGGTATCCTAGAAAAAGCTGCTACAATTGGTACAGATATAGGATCTGGTGAGATAAATCAGAATACCCCGTATGCCAGGTATCAGTATTACGGGGAGCTCATGGTATCATCCCTAACCGGGAGCGCTTATGCATCCAAGGGTGAAAGCAAGATACTCACAGATAAAGACCTTGAATATAACAAAAGTCAGCATCCTCAGGCCGGACCTTTTTGGTTTGAACGCATGAAAGCCGATAAGAAAGAAGATATCCTGAAAGGAGCTCAGAAGGTAGCAAACAATGAACATAATTGAATTAGTTAAACAAATAGTTTCTGATTTTCCACAGATATCTTCTCTATCCGGTGGAATATCTGTAGATTTTACAGATAATACAACGGCTGATAATTGCGGGTTGTATCCTACTGGTGATCAGTTGATAAAGGAAGATATATGTGGCAATCAGGACAGGAGACATACATTTGTACTGTATGCAGTATTTGATAGCATTAATGACTATCAGAGACTTGCAAACAGTACTTTTTTATTGGACTTGGCGTATTGGCTCGAACATGCAGCCAATGACCAGGCCATTGAAGTAATTATTAACGAGCAGACTATAGCTGGCACGCTGACAAAGCTTAGTAGTGCCAATGGTATGTTATATGGATACAATAACGGGACCTTATCTGGACCGGTAACATATCAGCTGCAGATCTATGCTCAATATCATTTAGAAAGCGAGGTATTATAATGGCTACAACCATTACGGGAAAGATTAAAAGAAAATATTTGGCTCATTACGTTGATTCTTCGGTTACTCCGGCAACCCCGGTCTACAACCGCCTTGGTGCGGATCTGGAGGAATATAAAGAAGAACTTAATCCCAATGTTGAAAAGAAAAAGAACATACTTGGGGAGAATAGTGTAATCATTGACAGCTATGAGCCGCAGTCATCCGTAGAACCATATTATGCAGTTGTCGGCGATCCGCTGTTCGTGAGATTACTGGCGATCGCAGAGGAACGTCAGACCTTGGATGATCTTAAGACTACGGTTGTTGATGTACACCTCTGGGAAGAGGATGCAACTACCGCGGGCTCATATGTTGCATACAAAGAGGATGCAGTGTTTGAGGTTTCTTCTGTAGGCGGCGATAGCACCGGCCTGCAGATACCGTTTAATCTGCATAAGACAGGCAACAGGGTTAAAGGTTTATTTGCACTTGCAACAAAGACCTTTACCGCAGCGTAAGCTTATAAGTATCAATTTGTAGGGTGGCGGTCTATCCTCCCCGCCACCCTTTTAGGAGGAATGATATGCAAAGTTTAAAGTTTGAAGAGGGATATAAAGAATTTTGTATTAATGATGATGAGACCAGAGTTATCCGGTTTAACCCAGCGGATTATGGTTTGATTGAACGTTTTAGTGAAGCAAGAAAAGCTATTATTAAAGCTGTTGATGATCTAGAAAAGGACGTCAATATTAATTCGAATGGCAATCCTGAAGATGAACTGGAAGAGGCAGCGCAGCTGGTTAAGTCGATTAATGAGCTGATCGACACACAGATCAATTTTATTTTCGATTCCGATGTTGCAAAAATAGCTTTTGGTAATCAGTCCAGAATTAGCACGGTAAAGGGTAAATTTTTATTTGAACGGTTCATGGACGCGGTTGAACCTTACATCGAAAAAGAAATCAAAGCAGAACAGGCGGCAAGTCAGAAGAGAATTGATAAATACACAAAGCAGGTGAGGTAATTGATTGGGAGTTTACCCAGAGAATTGAATGTTAATGGCATTAATAGAGCTATTCGGAGCGATTACCGGGTGGCTCTTTTAATATTCCAAGCTTACAACGACGTCGAGTTGTCCGATCAGGAAAAAACATTTGTAATGCTCGATTGTTTATATGAAGATTTAGAAAATATTTCGCCAGAAGATTATCGGGAAACTGCTGATCGAGCCGTATGGTTCTTGGATGGTGGCAATAGTCAGGATAGTCAGAATAATAATTCAAAACATCAACAAGCGAAGAAAGTTATGGACTGGGAACAAGATGAACAGATCATCTTTTCTGCTGTTAATAAAGTGGCGGGATACGAAACCAGGGCAAAGGATCATATACACTGGTGGACATTTTTAGGTTATTTTAATGAGATCGGAGAAGGCATCCTTGCGACTGTCATAAGTATCCGGTCAAAGAAGAATAAGGGTAAAAAGCTTGAAAAGTATGAAGAAGATTTTTACAGGGAACATAAGTCCATGATTGATTTGAAAATGAAGATGTCAGAAGAAGAACAGACAGAGTATGATTATCTAAATGAAATTACAAAGTAAAGGCAGGTGATAAATATGGCTGATGGAAGTTTGAAGTTTGATACCAAAATTGATACGGACGGGGTAGAAAAGGGTACCATCACAATCAAAGAATTGTTTCAACGTTTAATTAAATCAGTCGACACTCTTTCAGCAAGCATCAATAATGCCTTTACCGGATTGAATGCTGCACCTGTTACCGCGGCTGTTGAACAAACGGAGGCAGCTGTTAATGAAGTTGACAATGCGATAAAAGAGGCTGATGATAGTGCCAGACGTATGGCAATATCTATGCAAGCTGTTGATGCTGCTATCGAGCGAATGAATGCTGAGCAAACACCAGATATCATACCCGATGCGGAAGTTGCTGCAGCGAGTGAGCTGGCTGAAGTCATAGATCAAGTATCTGCAGAATTAAATGATGTTGCGGTTGCATCGGATAAGACAGAAGCATCTATCGACACTGCTCTTAATAGTGGTACCGATAATGCAAATGAATTTAACAATATGATGGATCTTATCAAGAGAACAATAAGTGATATTCCTATCATTTTTGATGTTATTCGCAGTAAAGTATCGGGTGCTTTTTCTGGATTGGGCAAAACCTCCAATGATGCTACTGAAACAAAGAATAGAATTCAAACGGTAGTCGAAGAAGTTGATACGCTCCGGGACAGATTAGCATCATTAGAAAAGCAGGGTTTGTATTTTGGTGATAAGGAATATGACGAAGCCTACCAGAAACTTACCAGACTGGAAAAAGAACTCGGTGATTATAAAAAGTCACTTACACAGGTTGACACTGCTCAGAAGAAAGTATCGAGATCAGCAGATACTGTAAGTAAGAGTGTTAATAAAGAAGGATCAAGCATGGGACAAGGGCGTATGAGTATGCTGAAAATGCTCAAAATGTCATTGGTTTTTTCCGTTGCTTTCCAGACGTTGAGCGGTGCTGTCAATGGTATAGTAACAGGCTTTCAGAATTTGGCTCAAGTGGATGCTACAACAAACAGATCACTGTCAGCACTTATGACGGCATTATTACAGCTCAAAAATTCTCTCGCTACTGCATTTTCTCCGATTTTAACGGCGATCACTCCGGTCCTGCAAACCATGATTAACTATTTATCTGCAGCAATCACAAAAGTCGGAGAATTTTTCGCGGCCTTACTGCTTGGTAAAACTACTTTTACTAAGGCGGTTACGGCTCAGACCGATTACGCAGCATCTGTTAAAAAGTCAACAGATGCTACTGAAAAGGAAAAAGGATCTCTGGCCGGATTTGATAAGTTGAATAATCAAACAGATAGTAAGGCGGGCTCAAAAGACGCTACACCAGGCATACCGGATCCGGTTGAAATGTTTAAGACAGAGAATATTGATACCAAAATATCAGATTTGGCAGATCGGGTTAAGATAGCTCTTTCTAATCTATTTGAGCCAATTAAAACATCATGGGATACATATGGAAAGAACACGATAGACTCGGTAAAAACCGCTTTTGATAACGTACTTAGTGCAGTTGGTTTGGTTGGTGAAAGCTTGAAAATCGTTTGGACTAACGGTACGGGCGCGGAAGTAATCAGCAATGTATTACTTATCTTTACGAATATCAATGATACCATTTCTGCAATTGCCACAAATTTTAAAAATGCATGGGCTTCAGATAATACGGGAACTGCAATAATTCAAAACATAGCTGATATAATAAATAATTTACTTATTGCAATAAAAGGCATTAGTGTATCCACGAAAGAATGGGCATCTGGTTTAGATTTTAGTCCAATTCTTACTGCATTTGAAAACCTTACAAGCTCTCTTGAGCCATTTTCAAAAACTATAGGTGACGGTTTAAAATGGTTTTATGACAATATACTTCTCCCACTTGCTAAATGGACGATTACAGACGCGCTCCCGGCATTCTTTAATTTATTATCTGGTGCTATTGATGTAATCAACGCAGTACTAGAAGCATTAAAGCCCCTGGGTCAATGGTTATGGGATAATTTCTTACAGCCTATTGCTGCATGGACCGGTGGTGTAATTACAGATGTACTTAATGGTATAACTGATGGATTGAAGAAAGTATCAGATTGGATATCAACTAATCAATCACTAGTGCAAGGGATGGCCATTACTCTTGGCGTATTTGCCACAGCATGGACGGTTACTGGAATAGCAGAATTTATTGTAAATGCAGGGGGAGTTGTTGGTGTACTTAATACACTAACAACAGCATTATGGGCATGTACTGGAGCAAAGATTGCTGATAAAGCTGAGACACTCGCGATTGTAGCATTGTATGCTAAAGACTTTGTTGTATCAATTGCCTCCGGGATAGTCGCATTGGTAAAGCAGGAGATAGCTTACTGGTCCCTCATAGCCGCGAAAATAGCGGACAAGGCAGAAACAGTGGCAATCATCGCATTATATGCCAAAGATTTTGTGGTATCGCTTGTTACGGGTACTGCTGCATTAATAAAGCAAGCTGCCCAATGGGTGATAAATACAGCGCTTAAAGTAGCAGATACAGCGGCCACGGTTGCAATGACGGTTGCTACAACTGCGTGGAATGCAATATGCACGGTTGCTACAGTGGTAACAACAGCCTTTGGAGCAGCGGTGGCCTTTTTGACAAGCCCAATCGGACTAGTGATATTGGCGATAACAGCAATAATTGCAGCTATAGTATTATTGGTAAAAAATTGGGATACAGTAAAAGCGGTTGCATTGAAATGTTGGGATGGTATAAAGAACACATGGGACAATGTGGCTACATGGTTTAATAACAACGTGATTACACCTATGGGTAATTTTTTCAGCGGATTATGGAAGGGTATCACATCAGGAGTGAATGCACTTAAGGCAATATTTAAAACAGTCTTTGATGCACTTGTAGATATAGTCAAGACACCTATAAATCTAATCATTGATATTATTAATGGAATGGTTGGAGGTATAGTATCCGGAATAAACACAGTGCTGAAAGCCGTAAACTCTATTAGCTTCGAACTCCCTAAGGCTCTCGGAGGATTTAAGGTTGGTTTTGATTTCCCATTACTTACAGCACCTAAAATACCAAGACTTGCAACCGGCACGGTAGTGCCTGCGAATTACGGTGAGTTTTTATCTATCCTTGGCGACAACAAGCGCGAAGCAGAAGTTGTTTCACCCGTTAGTACTATGAAGCAGGCTTTTAAAGAAGCAATGGCTGAGATGGGTGGGTCCGGGTCCGGAGAGCTGACAGTTAATGTATATTTAAGTGGTAAGCAGATACACACAGAAGTAGTAAAGCAAGATAAGGAATATAAATCACAGACTGGTAAATCGGCATTTGCATATTAAGGAGGGAAGTTATGGCATTCGAAGGATATTATATAAAAGTTAATGGCACAACATTCCCAAATGATATGCTCGCAAATGAGGGCTATTCTAACACACCTAACATTAGAATAGATAAAAACAGTTATAGGGACGGCAAAGGAAAATTGCACCGTACCATACTTCCTGAGAAACCAAGCACAGTAAAATTAAAAACAATTGACGGTATTACCTATGGTCAGAAGCTTATCCTGAAAGCATTTTTTATCCCGAGGGATGTTATTGCCTTGACTTATTGGAATGATGAAACTGATGCTTATGAGACTGCTGATGTATATGTACCTGAAATCACTTATACGCATAAAGGGCAAGGGAAAAATAAACTGCCCATTTATACCGCCATCGAAATCGAATTTATTGCATACGGGGGTGATAAGTAGTGTTTGCTATTGATAATGCTTTAAAAGATATATACAAAAATGATATGTTCCCCGTTTCGGAAAGCATAACCCCAAAGGACATATCCTTATCATTTCAGGACCTCGATCTTATCGTTGGGGCTGATCAATTCGCGACTGATAAAGGCGACTTTGAACTCCATGAAAGCATCTGCACCGAAGAGCAGCTAAAGTTTGGTAAGTGCAATGCCTCCCAGGTCAAATTTACCCTGGCGGATGTCACGGATGATATTAAGGGAAAAGAATTTAGTATTACCCAAACGATTATTGCAAATGATGAAATATCCTATACAATGCCGCTTGGGTATTTTACTGTAGATGCGGCAAAAAAAGAGGATGACTTAAGGTTTAAAGATATCATTGCTTATGATCGTATGCGGAAGATTGATACAGATGTTACGTCATGGTATAACGGAATGTTTCCTAACGGTAACGAGACTTATACCCTTGCTGCCTTTAGAACGTCTCTGCTGGCTTTTGTAGGGCTCGCAGAGGACACAAGCAAACTTCCCTTACCAAATGATACTTTAACCGTCAAAAAGACAATATCACCGTCACAGCTCTCTGGTCGAACTGTGATCGAAGCATGCGAGGAGATTAACGGATGCTTTGGTCTTATCGGACGCGACGGGAAATTTACACATGTCATAATTAAGCCTATGCATCACGATTATCCCCGTGAGGATTATCCGGGATCGGATTACCCAGAGATCGAGCCATATGATGAATACTTGGATAATTACCAGGGCATACACTTTGAAGAATATCGGGTGCAGCCAATTGATAAGCTGCAGATCAGGCAGGAGGAGAACGATGTCGGATGTGTTTATGGTACCGGTTCAAACGTTTATATTATCCAGGGCAATTTTTTAGTTTATGGAAAATCAGCGGAGGAACTGCAGATAATAGCTTCCAATGCATCACAAAATATTTTTGACCGAGGGTACCGCCCATACACAGCTACAGGCCAGGGGCTGCCTTATATTATGCCGGGAGACTTTATTAAATATAATGCTGATGATACTACGGCTGGGTACGTTTTCGAGCGTACATTAAAGGGTCTCCAGGCTCTGCAGGACGAATATGGCGCGCAGGGATCGGAAGAACAGATTCAGGGCTTTGGAATGGCTGATGATATCATACAGATCAAAGGTAGATCCGCAAAGATCGAAAAATCTGTAGATGCAGTTAAAGTAATAGTATCCGATATGGATACGAGGTTATCCGGAGAGATCGATGTACTGGCCGGACAGATCGTGCTTAAGATCGATAATAATGGACATATAGGATATATCCAACTTGATGGGGATCCTAATACAGGATTAAACTCTATATCTGTTAAAGCAGATCAAATATCACTTGAAGGACTTGTTACAGTTAATGGACGATTTAAGGTACTATCAGATGGCAGCATCGAAGCTGTAAACGGTAAATTTAGCGGAAATATCTCTGGGGCAAATATAACTGGATCTACCATTGAAACCATACTTGGCAATAAGCGTACTCTTATTGCAGGAGGGGAAATCACGAGTAATTACATAAGTCTTGAAGCGGAAGGCGAGAGTAAGCATGTAGAAATGCAGCCGGATCAGATCAATCTTATAGGTCCTTCATCGAATACGCTTATCCGTCCGGATCAGATAGTCACTCAATTAATTAATGGTGGTACGCCTATAACAACAGCAAATATGTATAACTATACTTATCCGACAAATATTGATTTAAGCGGATATGCAACACAGTCATGGACATTAAACAACTTTGCTACCGCGACAGGTCTAGCTGCTCTCGAAGCGGCTTACAGTAACCTGGAGTACAGGGTAAGTCAATTGGAGGGATAAATGTGAAGGGTATCAATCTACGAATACATGAATTAAGGGAAGCTATAATAAAAGATATTAATGCCTCAAGTTTGCCTATCGGAATTACGTCCCTGGTAGTGGCTGACTGTCTGCACACACTGCAGGACGCAGAGATAAATATAATTGCAGTAGAAAAACAAGCTTATGATAATGAATTAAAGAAAGAAGGCGCTGCGGAAAATGTCAAAGAGATATGCGAGGCTTAACTGGAAGGATTATCCGTCAACTAACACACCAAGAAATGCTACAAATTTAAACGTTATGGATAAAGGCATTGATGATATTGATAATGCTGTAGAGGACATACAGAGCCAAGTAAATGCTTTAGTTGTATCCGGTGACTCTTCTCCCGCAATAGCTCAGGCTCTCGCCGGTACTCAATATACAACCTTAAAAGAATATCGTGAAGCAAATGATTCGCAATTGGCTTCAACTACGAATTTGATCGTAGATCAATGGGATATTG